AATGATGTGTGTATTTTTCTAAATATAGCCATTAGAAAGTATCTTCTTGAATAAATGATATTTGTTTACGTACTTCCTTTGCTAATTTAATAGCTGTTTCCTTATCTAAGCAAATAAAAGATGGGGGATATTCCTCATGCTCTATTTCTATAAATAATTCGTTGTGTGAATTGTAGTAAACTCTTAGTACAGAATTTGCGCTACTTCTTTCAGTGGAATGAAAATCTAATGTAACCATGTTTTTCTAATTGCTTAACGGCAATTACTCGGTAAAAAAAATCCCTACTCATATCAAAGGTTCGTCCAGAGAACGGCTTTACAGCGGTTACTTAGGCAGTGATACTTTCGGGGTGTTTTTATAAATCATATTAATATCTGAACGAACGATTGCAAATATACTAAATTAAACAATACCTTTTACAAAATTGTAAAAATAATTACCAAGCTGGTTCATTAGTAACACAAAAGTTACTACCTACATAGGCATTCATCCACACGTCTTCATCAAAACAGAACGTTTTTTTATTGCCGCTGCAATCGTTACGTATCTCAAGCCAATAGCAGCCGTCCGCGCCATCATTGGCAATCGTTCCGCAGTTGCAGGGTGTAGGCTCTTCTTCTTTTGAACAACCGATTAAGATAATAGAAAGGAATAATAGTTTTTTCATGTTAGTTATTTATGGTGTTTTTGGTTAAATTCTTTTACGGCTTGGCGTGTCCTTTCTCTGAATGTCGGGCTAAGAATGTAGGACTGGATTAACGTATCTTTTTCCACACTTTCGAGAATGAACGCAGCTTCCGGGTTAAGTTGTAGCGTTGGACAAATTTTGTCCTTATCTCCGCAATATAAACCAAGTGCGAATATTAAGATTATTACAACACCGATAAATAAAGTTTCGCTTAATTTCATTTTTCTGATAGTATTTTAATTAAACTTTTATAGTGTGCGGTTCTTGCAATCAATTCCTGAATACTTGGTTTTAAAACGTTGTTTCTTTCCATCTTCAAAACATCAAATCTTATTTGTCCTATTCTTTCTGGTAGCCTTTCAGCATATTCAAGTAGGTTTCCGTGCTTATCTCTGTTACAGTGAACGCACTGCCCGTGAACATTATTCTCATTAAATCTGAGTGCAGGATTTCCGCCAACAGAATAAAAATGTCCGGCATCAAACTTTACCCCTACCAAAGAACGCCCGCAGCTTATACAGCCTTTATTAATATCTCGAAGACGGATATATGTATTAAAAACAATCTGCAACTCTTTTAAATAATCTTTGTGAGTTTTCAGTTTCTCTTTCAGTACCTTCTTTTCCTTCTGCCAGTCACGTTCACTTTTCTTTTTTACCTCTGCTATTCCAAACATCGTGGCATCTACCTTGCATTGCTCCGTTCCTAAACAAAACTTTTGCAAAAAGAACTTCGGCTCAAACTTTGTTTTGCAGGACTTACATCGTGGCATTGCGCTCAGATTTTAGATAGCTTATGTTTGTTCTAATTGCTCCGATTACCTCATAAGAACTATTCATTTTATGCCTTAGTAAATACATTAATGGAAATTCTATGTGAGCTTGGTTTTCTGCCCTTGCAACTGAATTACCCTCAGAAACCAATTTAGATACTAATATCTGCCACTCATTATGGACTTCAGACCTTACTCCCTCAAGATAGTGCAAAGTTCCAGAAATCTCTCTTAATAGTTCGTTTAGCCTGTTACCTTCTAATACTTCCATTTGTCTGTATTCCTTTACACATTCATCAATGTGTTTTATTGCCTGTTGGTCTGGTGTCATTAGAACTGAATATTTGCTTGTAATTGTTTAACGTATTCATCACGCACTTTTACCGCTTCATCAATGCGTTCCTTTATCTTTTCAATCATTGCCTCGTCACGGGGAACTATAATCTCATGGTAAAATTCCTCACCGTTAAAAATAAGATAGTTGAAAAAGTGGGCGCGGACTGAATTACTACATAACATTTGCATTTGCATTTGTGCAATATACTCTTTGTCGATTGCCTCAATACCTTCTGCTACTAATCGAAAGAACTTTTCAGAACGTGGGCATTTGAACTCACCTATTGCATCAGGTCCAACTAAACAATCCGGTGAAGCCCCAGCATTTTCTCCGTATGGAAAGAATATAGCTTTTTCAACATTAATAAATTCAGCTGCTTTTAGTTCCTTAAATTTAGCAAAGGCAATGGGTTCTAAGCGTATTCCGCGCTCAGTATCAAATGATGAAAATCTTTCTTCTTCATTTTCACCATATAATAATTCAACCGCTTTTTTGAAGCAATAAGACTTTCCTGTTTCGCCTAATCCCTTTATCCCAAGTAGTTTGTGGCACTCCGAAGCCGTGAACTTTCCATGTCTTTGCTTAAACCATTCAGGTGATAATTGTTCGTGTGCTTCCATTATTTCTGTGCGTTTTTAAATAGTAAATACTTTGCTTCAATATCCGGTGCTACGTAGTGTGTTTCTTTAATCTTCGCAATGTCAAAGCCTTTGTCGAATGCTGCTTGGAACTTTTCAATAGTAAATGCGGGTTTAGGCTTTTCAACTTTTGCGGGTGCGCTTGCATGATTTCCGTCATCGTCTTCTGCTCCAACGTTGCAAAGAGATTGTAAACCGTAACGCCTTGCGTAAGTAATACCAGAACCTTGCGCCTGTGCATCATTTGCCTTATTGTAAATGATTTCAGTAAGCCCTTCAATCTGTTCACCGCTTTCATGCAGTAAAAGTGTTTTAACGAAGTTTTTACCGTCAATGTGAACTGTTGGCTGCAATACTACAATTCCGTGTTTATTAAGTGCAGGAATACACGCCTCACGTATTGCATTTAAGTCAGCGTAAGAAGATTTAAAAAACGGGTTTTTAGAACCTTTTGTGGCGGTATCCATTTCCATTTGTGCCTTTACTAAGGCGATTGCTATGTTTTTCATGGTTTAGTTTAGTTAGAGGGTTGGCAAGGGTGACGTAGTAGCCTCAAATATACCCATCACCCCTGCGCCCTTGTTAGTTTAAAAAGGAAAATCTTGATTAGGTGTTACTACCGGGTTTACAGTCGTTCCTGCTGCGCCCTCTTTGGGTTTCCATAAATCAATCTCAAGGTAGTGAGTAGGCTTGCCTTCAACTTTGTCTTTCTTCTCTTTTACTACGCAGTTTACCCACCCGTTATTTAGTTGGCTGTTTAGCATATCTAAGTCTTTTTTAGAGAATGAGATTTTCAGCATCTTGCCGAATTTCGTTTGTTGTTCTTTGCCGCTTCCGCAGAATAGTTTGTCTGTCATTTTATTTTTAGTTTAGTGTTAAAGATAGTGATTTATTTGTTACGATTTTCAAATAATTCGTCAAATAGTTTTCTCTGTTCAGGGCTGATGTGCATATAGTCTGGCATCTTATTTTCTTTGCCCCAACTTTCAATAACCGCGTTGGATGTCATCTTTTCAAAGATTGCAATTTGCAGCATAACCTCATTTAAAGTTAGCTGTCTTTCTATTGCTTCGAGTTTCTTTTCGTCACTTTCAAAGTTAGTGATAGTGTAGTTGTGACGCTGTTCGGTAATCCATTCTTTTAATAATTCGAGTTCTGTTTTCATGTTGTTTTGTTTTTAAGTTAGGGGTGCAAAGTTAGTAATAGTTTTTAGTTCTGCAAACTTTTTTAAAGATTAATGTAAATTAAAGTTCCGATAGTTCCGAAGACCATTCCTGCAATGAATAGCAGATAGCATAAGTTTTTAAAGCGTTCAGCCGCTTCATGATACTCTTCGAGCATTTCCTTTTCGTATTGGTTCATTTGTTTAGTGTTGAGTGATTATGTAAGTCAATATAAAACTGTGGTATTTTGTCGTAATCTAATTCGTGGAATAGTTCTAATTTAGGTGCTTCGCTTTTGCAGTTATTACACATTCTGATTGTGCGGACTTCATTCTCCATAGCTTTCGGGTTATAGATAGTTGTAATCGTTGCTTTGCAGCATAGCGAAGTTAACCTATCCGGCACTAACTTTTCCTTCTTAGCTTCCATGATTGCCTTTTCCGCGTTCAATCTGTCCGCCCGTTCCTGTGAGTAGGTCTTTTTCTTAATCCACATATTCATCAGTATCATTTGCTTCCTTTTCTAATTCGGTTAAACAATCTTCGCAGACCTGCATATTATCTAAGCCTTTCTCAAAGCCGTGTAAAGGGTTTCCGCAGTTGCTGACTACTTTATGTCCGCAGTTTTCGCAGTAGTATGTTTCCCAGATGTCAATCATTAGTCAAAGTTTTTACTTTCAACTTCTCTTAACTCAATCTTTGTTTTTGTAGTGTTTAAAGAGTTGTATTCGTCTATCTTTATTAGTATAGCAGAACGCTCTAATTCATACCTTAAAGAGTTATTGGCTTGTTTGGCAAGGTTAGCCTGTGCCTTTGCTTCCTCTACCGAAATTTCTTTTGCGTTTAGTTTTTCCATTTGGTCAAACAGAAAGGCAAGCATACTTTTGTTATTTACTGGTTTCATAGTTTTTGGGGTTTAGATTAGTTTTTATAAATTCTTCGTTTTTGTTTTGAAATTCTTTTAGCATTAATAAGTTAAGGTGTTCATTTAATTCGTTTTCAAGTTCATTCCTTGTAAAATAATTATTGTTTGTTTTTCTTTGTAAAAGTATTTTAGATGATATAATAAAATCCGGTATTTCTGTTTTGTCGCACAATTTGTTTAATTCTTCTTTTAGCTTTAAATATGGGCTGTCTAAGTATTCCTTTTTCTCAGCCCAATAAATATCCAACATTCTACTATACTCATCATCTGTTAATTCATCACAAATAAAATCTGGGTCAATGGCATTAATTTTGCTTTTTAATATTTTTGATATTGGAGTTAAATAATACGCTCTTACAATTTTTTTAAATGCGCTTCTTATTGTTCCTAATTCTGTTTTAGTTGGATTAATTACAACGAGGCTTTGTAATTGCATTTTATTTATTTCATCTCTATGAACTTGTATTATTTTAGATAATATTCCACGTTGTCCCAAATCGCAAAACATAATAGCCTTTTCAAGATACTCAATGCCTTTTGAATATTGAATATAATAAAGATTATTGCAATTCATTAGTTTAAAATTATTGAACGATTTAAAGCCCTGTAACACTTCTTTAATCCGCTTAGTGTGTTAATCTTCACCCCAAGTATTCTCGCCTCTATTTTGAGTAAAGGCATAAGGTTAGATAGTTTACACGCGGAGTTAATGCGTGGTTCGTTGTTAATGATAATGTCGAGTGTTGTTAGTTTCATGGTTGTTTTGGTTTTGATTGTTATTGCAGTTGTTCAGATGCTGCACCCTGTTTTTTATTATGACATTATGTAAGTTAGTTTATCTATTTCGGTTTCGTTAAAAAGTTTAGTTTCGCCTGCTTTGAAATCTAAAACATTTTCCAATGAATTTAATGTAAGGTTGTAATAATGAACTCCGCCTCTTGAAAAAGACCTGTTCACTATTGCTAATACGTTATTGTTTTTGTTCTTAAATTTTACCAGTGCTTTCATGTTGTTTTGTTTAGTTGTTTAGTTTGACGGTACAAATGTATATTAAATATTAATAGGTTTACAAAATAAAATGTAAATATTTTTGGTTAGCCGTGTAACTGCTTGAAAGTCAGGCTAATTATTTTTAGTTATTTTTGTTGTGGATTGATGTTTTGTGTATTTTTGCTGCACGATTTAACTTGTGATAGGGTCATAATCGTAATTAAACATACTATCGGAAACGTCCGAGCAAAACCTTCACCCGACCCTATCAAGTTATATTGGTGGGGTTTTGTGTTTAAATAAACTTGCATCACTTAATAAAGATAGAAGATGTTTGGCTCAGGTAAATGCTGCTATTGCAGCGAGGAGTTTGTTTTTCATTGGGTCTTTTTCTTTCTTTCTTTTGATTTTCTTCTAAAACTTGTTTTCACTTTCTTTGTTTCTTTTAAAAATGTTTTATATCTTTGCAATGTTTTCATGGAGGGCGTTGTTTCCCTTAGTTAGGTTGGGGTAACGGTGAAACGAAAGGAGTAGCCGCTACTTTTTTAGATATAATTTATATTCAATTATATGCCATTCAAAAAAGGTCATTCTGGTTATAAGCCAAAAGGCAAAAGAAATAAAAAAACGCAGGAATTTATAAGTCGTTTTGAAAAGGTTTTAAGCCTTTTAGATGAAACTATTTGCCAAGATATTGCAGAACTTGAGCCTATTGAGAGGGCAAAGATGTGGAATGATTTACAGGAGTATATTCGCCCCAAACTTGCACGAACAGAATTAACAGGTCAGGACGGAGATGCTATTCAGGTGCGTTCATTTGTATTAGGTAAAGCAAGTGACAGAAACAAGTAAACAGCTATACTACAACGACATTTATGAGCCTGCTATACAAGATAGTTCACTTATCCTTATATTGTTTGGCTCGGCTTCGTCAGGCAAGTCATACTTTGCGGCTCAGAAGATAATATTACGCTGTTTAACTGAAAAAGGACATCGGTTCTTAGTTATTCGTAAAGTAGGAAACACTTTAAAAGACAGCGTATTTCAGTTGTTAAAAGACGTTATATTAGAGTTTGATGTATACAATGAATTTGAGATTAATAAGACAGAAAAGGCTTTTTATCATAAACCTACCGGGAATGAAATAATCTGTAAAGGCTTAGATGAGCCTGAAAAGATAAAGTCGGTGCAAGGTATAACGTCAATGTGGATTGAGGAAGCAACGGAACTAACGTTTGACGATTTCAGTCAATTATTACTAAGGATAAGAGGCGATAAACCCAACTATGTGCAATACATACTGTCATTCAATCCGATAAGCGAGAACCACTGGTTAAAGAGTAAGCTGGTAGAAGGTGACGGATTTCCGAATAAGACCGTAATACTAAGCAACTATAAACACAATCACTACCTTTCAGATCAGGATAAACAAACGCTTGAGGGGCTAAGATTAACCAATCCACTATACTACCAAATATATTGTTTGGGAGAGTGGGGTGTGGAGGATAAGTCAGGTAAATTCGCATACGCATTCGATAAAGAAAAGCACGTAGTTAATTCACTTTCATTTAATCCAGACTTTGCTTTGTATCTTAGCTTTGACTTTAACGTAAATCCAATAACGTGTTTAGCAGCTCAATACTACAACGATACTACATATTGTTTAAAGTCGTTTAAATTAGAAAATTCAGACATTTATCAGTTATGTGATGTGATTAGGGCTACTTATCCTGAATGTCTTTATATCGTAACAGGAGATGCAACAGGTCGTTCTACTTCTGCTTTGGTTCGTGACCAACTAAACTACTTTAAAGTAATAAAACAACAATTAGAATTAACAGACGGGCAGTTGAAAGTTCCAATGATAAACCCTCGATTAATTGAGAATAGAGTAGTTGTGAATGCTGTTTTGCAAACCCGTGATATTAAAATAGATAGTCAACTTTGTCAACCATTAATATACGACCTTACCTATTGTGAGGTTGATGAAAATAATAAGCTGGTAAAAGACCGCGCAAACGACAAACGAAATGCTGACAGCTTGGATAACTTCCGCTACTTAATAAATCTCCTTTATAAAAACATTTTAAAACTACCCAAGCATGGAATACTTAGTAATGATAATGATTAATTCGCTTTACATTGTAGGGCTTTATCAATCGTTTCAGGATGGAATGATATTTGAGAAAATAAACCCTTACCCGGCATTTAAGCTATGGAAGCCAGAAAAGAAAGTTTTAAACTATCTATTTAAACCTATAATCGGGTGTGTGACTTGTATGGCTTCTGTTCACGGGTTACTTTTTCTATTTGTGTTTAGAAATTATTTGCATTTAGATATTTGTATCGTATTTTTTTATATCTTTGCACTTGCAGGAATGAATAGAATATTAACCGTAGTTGCTGACTTATGAGTAAGTGTTTTGCATCAGAAGAAAAAACTTGTAGAAATACACAAAGAGTATATTTACGGGCTGGTCATGCAGATAAAGATGCAAGAATAGCGGCATTTAAAGATATTGCACAGATTGAAAAAGCGCAGGTTACTACATATAAATTTGGTAATAATAGATATGGTTTTGATAGGTGGAATGTTGGCAGTGAACATTTGACAAGTTTGAGTACATTTATAAGAACATACGTTAAAATTCAAGATGAAGATTGCTTATGACCTTAACAGAAGTAAGGGACTATTTAATAGGTGCGGGATGGAGGTATATCGGTACTTGTGGTTGTTCGACTAATATGTATAAATACAATCACCCGACAAATATCGGTTATGAAATGAGAGTAGGGGTAAAGGCGGACAGATTTGAAATAAGACATCAAGGACGAACAATAAGACAAGGAACAACAGAAACTTTTAATCAGATTTATGGAAGTGTTTTCACAGGTTAAAGCAAATTTTAAAGAGTTAATAAAAAAAGACACTAAGCCTAAGTTTGCTGTTGAAACTTTGCATCCTATAATATTTGCTTTTGAAAGTGGAGGGGTAAAGTATTATCAGTTTCAGGACATATTTCAGCTATGCCATGCGAGAGCGTTCCGGGCAATGGAAGTATATGAAGAAGCTCAGATGCGCACCACAAAAGAAATGTTAAAGTTGCACGTTGAAGCAACAGAAGCAATATTGACATCTGAAAAGATAGACATCTTTGCCATGAAGAAATTAAACGACCAATTAAAGGAACGTTTAGACATGGTAATTGCAAGTGATACCGTTTGGAAATTAGCCTCAGTAGTATTCTTTGATGAAACTGAAAACCCGTATGATTATGACTATCGTTATGGAATAGAAAAGATAAAACTTTGGCAAAAGGAAAAGGACGTAGCTGCTTTTTTTTTGAATACGCCTATAAACAAACTGTTGCCCTATCTGAATATGTCAGAAGCAGATTTGAGAATTTATATGCAAGTGGGGGAAGCGTTGACAAAGGAACAGATAAAGAGCCTATCGCAGTCCATTTCCAAAACAGGAGTGAACAGAGATTTATTCAAAACATTAGAGTTGCTGACTTCAGCAAGCCATTAGGAATACCATTTAGTAAATTCACATTTATTGAGTGGCATTTGTTACGTGAGGAGATAGAAATACAGAGTAAAAAGCCTGACTAATGGTTGAGAAAGTAGTAATTGAAGTAAGTGGCAAAGAGAATTTACAGCCGACTATTAATGACCTTGAAAAGTTGGGTGCTGTTGATGCTAAGAATGCTGCTCAGTTCAAAAAGAATAATGCACAGTTTCAGAAACAACAAGAAGAAACAAGGAAAAGCCTAAAAGCAACCGAAAGTACAGCTTCATCTGTTACTACAAATATAGGCAATCAGTTTAAAAATTTAGGTTCTGTAATTGCCGGTGCATTTGCCCTCCAGTCAGTTATACAGTTTGGGAAAGCATCAATAAACGCTGCAATAGAAGCCGAAAGAGGGAATAAATTATTATTTAACGCACTAAACAAAAATCAGGCTGCATTTGATAGGCTTACTAAATCGGCTTCCGAATATCAAAAGACTACCGTATATGATGACGATAGTATAATATCTGCCCAAACATTCCTTGCCACACAAGGAAGAACAGAAGAACAAATAAATAAAGTTATTCGTGCAGCTACAAATCTAAGCGCAGTAACAGGTGAAAGTTTACAATCAAGCGTTGAAAAGTTAGATGCTACTTATGAGGGGAGCATAGGGCGTTTGGGTAAAATGGATAGCAACTTTAAAAAGCTAACTCAGGCTCAATTAGAAAATGGTGCAGCGGTTGACTTAGTTGCTGAAAAATACAAAGGATTTGCAGAAGCCGAATTAGAAACTACCTCTGGTAAAATAAAGGCTTTACAAAATCAGTTTGGCGAATTACAGGAAGAGTTGGGGAATAGTATTTTAATTGGTGCAGCACCTATATTTAAAGACATAGCCAATGAAATAAGTAATACAAACACAGAGATTTCAGAACTTGCAAGAAAGTTTGGAATGGCAAGCGATGAGGCAGATAGATTTAATGTAATTACCTTCCTTACAAAGAATATTATTAAGGCTTTATCAGAACCGTTTAGGGCTTTAAATTGGATTATAGAGAAAAACGCAGAAGGTTTTAATTGGTTGTCAGATAAATTAGGTATTGCCGAAAAGAAAACAAAATCAATAGCTGATTTGGTTGCTGAAAATCAAAAATACATTGATGAGCAGGCAAAAAAGAATATTCAATCTACAACAGAAGAAAATAAGGCAACTGAAAATCAAATAAGAAATATTGCTTTTTTAACAGCGGAGAAAAAGAGGTTATCTGATGAATTAGAAAAGAATGGCAAAACAGTACAGGAAAATAAAGATGATTATGCAGCCCTTGTAGCAGTTCAGAAAGAGTTAGACGCAATATTCGGCAAGACCACCGAAAAGATAAAGGAACAGAAGAAGGAGTTGGAAGACCCTGTTGCTACCGAAATGCTTCAAAATATGGCAGAGGGGCAAAAGCAGGCAGCGCAAAAAAGAATAGACGAAGAAAAGAAAACTGCTGATGCTATTGCTGACAATGAAAAGGAATTAATGAAGCACATTGATAAATTGCACAGCGAACAAGACGAAAAGGATAAGGCGGCAAGTGACGAAAGAATAAAAAGGGCAGAAGATGAAGCGGAAAGAAAAAAAGAAATTGAGCAACAGTTAATTTATGCAACAGCGCAATTAATTACAATGGCTTTAGATTATCAAATGTCATTAGAACAACAGTCAACAGATGCAAAATTACAACTAATTCAACAGGAGTATGATGCTGAAAAAATAACTCAATCTCAATATAATTCTCAAAGAAAAGCAATATTAAAAGACCAAGCAGAAAAGAATAAAGAGGCGGCTATTATAAAGGCTACAATTAGTGCAGCTTTAGCTACTTTAAAAGGGTTTGAAGATGCTGGGGTTGTTGGTGCTGCAATCGCAGCCGCTTTAGGTATAGCTGAAATTGCAATTATCTCAGCAACACCGATACCACAATTTGAAAAGGGCGGTAAAGTAAAAGGTAAAAGCCATAAAGAGGGCGGTGTTCATGCAGAACTTGAGGGAGATGAGTTTATTATTAACAAACGGGCTGCCCGAAAAATAGGATTTGATAACCTTGAAATGTTAAATAAAGGCGTTATTTCGCCTAAGTTATTGAAGCAAGGATTAACCCAACAACAAAATAAATCATTCGAGAATAGACTAATAAAGGTTTTAGGTAGTTCGCAGGATTTTGATACCTACCCATTAGAAAAACTAATGAAGAAAGGTATAAAGCAAGATAGGGAATTAACTGAAACCTTAGTAAGGGTAATAAGTGGTTCAAATAAAAAGAGAGGCGGTTACTAATGAAATTCTATTTAGACGGTACTGAGTATGAAAATCCTTATTTATGGGAAACCTTAAAGGAAAGGGTTTATTTTACTGATGTTGTGGGCGGATATTTAACTGAAATAAGCGGAACTGTTGAGTGGTTTGGCGGTGCTTTTTCGTATCTGCGCGGATTGTTTTTAAGTGGTATTTGTGAAACCGTTTCAGTATTAATAACAGATAATTGTGCGGACGGAAACGAAAAGAAAATATTTGAAGGATTGATATTTATTTCAGATATTGAATTTGATTTAATAAAGTGTATTGCAAAGGTTGAGTTTGTCGATAATTCTTTTATATCTAAGATTGATAATAATAAGTCAATCAAATGTTATTTAGGCGTAAACAGGTCAAAGAACGATGTTGATATAACAGCTTTTTCAAATGCTACAACCGGAATAATTTTGAGAGATAATGCAAACGTAAATGATATTACAACTGGAACAGCTTATAGAATATTTGATGCGTTTACTTTTTTAATTGCTTTTATAACCGATGGTAGTGTTAATTTTGTTTCAGATTATTTTGACCCCAATGGAACAGGAACTGACGAAACGGCAAAATATACGGTACTTATAAACGGGCAAGAAATAAGAACAGGAGCAGCTAACAATCTTGCATACATAAGTTATGAAGATTTCTATAATGACATTAATAAGTTGTTTAATATAGCTTTTTCTATTGAATTTATCAATGGAATACCAACGATAAGAATAGAACCCAAAAGCTATTATAAGCAATATTCAGAGATAAACTATTTTACAGACCCTGCACAATTAAGCCAAAGAATAAGCAAGGAAAAACTATATGCAAAGGTTAAATTTGGAAGCTCACAGGTATCAGAAAATTTTACATATTTACCAGACGTTTTATTTAATGGTTTTGAACAAGAAGAATATCACTTATTAGGCGAATGTAATTCGCAGGCAATATTAGACTTGCAACTTTCGGAGATTATAACAGATACTAATATTATTCAGGATGTGCTACCAAGCGGAACTGGAAACACATCATACGATAATAATAATTTTCTAATTGTTTTAAATAGCACTAATACAAATGTTAGCGATGTCACGATTGGAGGCACTACATACTATTATAATAAGCCTTTAACTAATTATAACGTTTCTGTTTATTGGTTTGGCGGAATACCTCAGTCAATAGCCCAATTTATAGGTAATGGTGACGATACATTTAGGGCTTCTTTTGTTTCAACTACTCAGACTATTCCTGTATTAACACAGGCAAATATTATATTTCCAGACGATAGTACTTCGCCAAACCATGACGTAAATGGAAATTATAATACGGCAACAGGTAGATATACTGCCCCAGTTGCAGGATTTTATGCGTTTCGTTTAACGCAATTAGTTTCAGGTGGTTCTTATACTTCATTAATAAATAGGTATAATTCAGTAAACGTAATTCAAGAATTTATTTATGGAGGTGCTTATGTACCTCCCTTTGTTTGTGGTCTTACAAATGTTTGTGGAAATCAAACTGTAATAAATAATTCTATTTATGTATTAGATTATACGTGGGGAATGCAGATGAATGTAGGAGATTATATTCAGATTGTTGGAGAGCCTTATGGCGATGGTAACGGAGTTTTGCATGAAGGAACATCTTTTCAATGTACTTTTGCAGTAACAGGAGGAGGTGTTGTTCAAAATTACAGTTCTTTGGATATGGATTTAATAGAAAATTCATTACAATATAATATTTCATGTGATAAGTGGGCAGAAATAAAATCCACACCATTTAAAACATTTTTGATTAACTTTGCAGACGGAAACGGGCAGCAGCAAAAAATATCGGGTTGGTTAAACGAAATCAGCCGTAACATTACCACAGGCGAAAGCCAAGTAACGATTAATTCTAAGCCAAGTGGCTAATTACATACCTTTTCAACCTGTAGTTTTTGACGAACAGATAGATACTTGTTTACTTAATACTTCAGGATATTCAATGCCTGTTCAGTCAGGTGATAATACGCAGTTTCAGCTATTAATTGAGCCGTGTTCAAGTTCGCCTGACATAGTAACCAACGGGACATTTACAAGTAGTTCAAATTGGACATTAGGAAGTAACTGGAATATCGCAGGTAACATAGCACGTCACACAGCAGGAACGGCAGGAACATTAACGCAAAACGTTCCATTTACGGCAAGTGCTTTTTATCAAATAACAGTAACTTTTCAGAATGTAACAAGCGGATCGTGTCAGGTTAAATGCGGACTAACAAATAAGGGGACTGTTTCAGCAAATGGTACTTATACATTTAATCAAGACGGACTAATCTTTGGCAGCGGACTAAACTTTGTAGCATCTTCTGATTTTCAGGGTGATATTGTATTTGTTTCATGCTTGGTTTACAATGTTAATTATCTAAAAGTAATTATCTATCATTTAGACGGCACTCAAGCAGCAATATTAGATTATTCAGATGGTTACTTTAACGTAAAAGCACCTTATTTAACAGTTACGATTGATTGGGACGCATTGGGACTTTCTTATGGTTGTTATTATTTTGGAGTTGCAGACGATTGTACTAATACCTGTTCGCAGCTTTACATACCAGACCAAACATTTTATAATACTAACTTTTGGACTAAGGCAGTAAACAATAACATTACAACTACATTTACTTTGCTGAATAACGTTTGGTTATACGCCTCTACTTCAGTTGTAGGAACGGGTAGTCTAACAAGCATCGGTGAATTGTGTAGTGGTAAATCATACACATTTACTTATACATTAGCAGGACACGCAGGAAACGCAACGTTTCAGATAAATGCAGGTGGAACTTTGGGTGCTTCAAGAAGCGCAAACGGAACTTACACGGAAACAATAGTAAGCGGTGGAACTTCATTTAGTATGAATTTCGCATCAACTGTAAACCCGTCTAACTTTTGGGTAACAGATTTAAGCGTAACAGTAATTGACAGCCAACTGCAAGCCGATTACACTTCAAACAAATTTGTTTATTCAGAAACAACATCATGCACTCACATGATTTCACTTGTATGCAATGAAAATAGTTTTGGAATGGGTTTTGTAAACACAGGATTTATTCCGCGTGCAAGAATAGAAAGTAAGGCAATATTATCGGGTTATCCCCAGGAACGAATAAAGACTAAAACAAGTCAGGGTTTTAAGCGTGTCGATTATTTTACAGGTGATAAAAATTGGAGGCTAAAAGTATTAAGACAGCCGGAACACATCATTGACTTCTTATCTTTGACTATCGGTGCTGATCATGTTTACATTGACACGGTAGAAGTATTTGCAGCAGAAGATGAATTTCCAGAGCCAAAGCCTAACAAGTTCTTTAACGTATATGACGTTGATATAGAATATCAAAAGAAAACTTTACTTTTGCAGAACAAGAATTGCTCCGATAATATCGAGGTCGGTTCGTTAACAGCGCAGGAAGTTGAAACAGCTTCAGGCGGACACTTATTTACATCAACAGGATTACAAGTAACACTTTCAAGTAGATTATAAAATGCCAACATTATTTCAATTTCCATCGGGTGGTTCACTCACAATAGCAGACAGCGATGTATTTTATTTCGGACAAAACGGGACAGAATATCAATTACCATTTTCATCTATTAAAGAGGCTTTTGGTAACGTTCAACAGGCTTCATTAAGCATACCAACGGCAAGCGTATTAACTTTAAATGCGACACCTTTGGAGATTGTGGCAGCACCGGGAGCTGGGTATGCTATACAAGTAATAAGCGCATCTTGCTCTATAACTTATAATTCAGTTGCTTATGATACTAATTTAACATTGCAGGCAATAACAGATACAGCAACAATTTCACAGGCTGAAAGCGGATTATTAGACGCCACATCTTCGCAGATAGGAATATTAGGAAGCATACCAGTAATAGGTATTTCTGACACTCAAATAATTGAAAATAAGGCTTTACAAGTAAAAGTTAAAACAGGTAACCCAACAGCAGGAAATTCAGATATTAAAGTTTATGTTCTTTACAGAATAATTGAATTGTAATGAGTAAAACAAAAGGCATATTGATAATGGCATACGGACACCCGTATTATGGTATGTATGCGGCTAATTTAGCAGCGTCAATAAAATTCAGTTGCCCTGATATTAAGATTGCCTTATTACACGATAACACCGCAATAGGACATTTTAGAGATGTACATTATAAGTTATTCAGCGAACTTCACATAATACCAAACGAATGCTTTTATTCAAACGGAGTATATCAACCTTATAAAGCGAAATTATACGCTTACTCACTCACTCCTTTTGACGAAACTTTGTTTATAGATGCTGATGTGATTATGTTTCCGAAAGGACGTAATGTAAATGACATATTTAATGAGTTGCAAGATGTAAATTTCACTATTCAAAATAGAAGTGACTACGATGTTTCAACAGACACTCAGCCGGATATGTGGGCTAATTTGCAGGAAATAAAAAAAGAATATTCGGTTACAGGTGGAACTTTCTATTATATTTCTTCTGAGTTCATCTACTTTAAAAAGACCAAAGAGAATAAAAAACTATTTAATGACGCTTTAAAGATTTACGATAATATGAAAGTCAATTATAAGCGTTTTGGCGGTGGTATTCCCGATGAGTTGCCTTTGAGTATAGCAATGCTTTTAAATGGTTTAGCCCCACACGAAAAAGGTTACAGACCTATCTATTGGGAAAGTGCTGAAAAGAAAAGCTACAATACTATTCAACTATACGGTTCACAAAGAACTGAAAACTACATAGGATATTCAGCAGGCGGACATATAGCAGCGAACAACAGAATGAAAGACGTATATAATCAACTGGCTCAATTTTATGCAGGTCAATTTGGTTTACCCGTGTCACCTTTTAGAGATAAAAGAACCTTTGTAAAAGAACGTGCAAATTTATAGCAATGATTTTTGATAAAAACTATTTCGACTACTACATTAAGAATGACCAAAAGCATTTCTTTTATGATAACACGGTCGATATTTCTTCACACCTTAAATTCCACTTTGACGGAGTTAAGAATATTATTTATCCTTATGAAAAAGAGAATAAGTATTTTAAGATACTGATTGAGGAACGCAGACCAAGCGAAGGAATAAATATTTGGGAACATCGTAAGAAGCAATATACCCCGATAACTAAGCAGGTTTGCTCAAAGGTAGTTGCTACCATGAAGAAAATACCGCGTTCATTAGGCTGGAAAATAAACTTTGCTGATACCAAAAAGACATCAATAGTGCCTGATGAATATTCATTTGAGAGTTACGTTACAGAAGATTATCCTGTTTATGGGTCAGTTGAAAACTGGTATTTCAATACAGGATTAGAATGTCAATTAAAAGACCCTAACGGACTTATTTTTGTAATGCCTTATGAGTATTATCTCAACAAAGAAGAATTAGACAAATACCCGGAAAACGAATATAAAAAACCGATTGCAATATTTATTCCTTCTGAGGCAGTATTAGATTACGTTTACGATGAACACGCCTTTATTCATTCAAACGAAAAGTTTAAATATTTCGACAAAGAAGGAAAAGAAAAAGAAGGTCATGTCTATTGGTTAATTCAGAAAGGTTCTTTGACTAAGATATTTGTAAAACAAGATAAAACTTACGATGAGCCTGAGATATTTGCACCACTACCAACGGACGATTTAGCGTGTTGGAGAATAGGCGGCAAATATCGTGAACAGCATGGAATAACACCGATTTACGATAGTTATGTTTCACCGATGTTACCAAGTTTAGACCAAGCAGCCCGTGAAAGTTCAGACTTAGATGCGGCTGTTGTGTTACATCTTTATCCGACTATGTGGTATTTCTCAGGGCAGGAATGCGGAGCGTGTGCAGGAACAGGGCAAGTGCGTAAATTAGGCAAGAATGTAATTTGTGGAGAGTGCAAAGGAAACGGACGAATAAAACATAGTCCATATGAAGATATTTCAGTAAAGCCGCAAGATGCAGGGCAGCAGGCAATACCAACACCACCGGCTGGATATATTGAAAAAGACACTACTATAATAAAGCTGCAAGATGAGAGGATTAAGGCTCATAAATACGATGCTTTGTCTGCTATTAATCTGAACTTCTTAGACCAAACACCGCTAAATATTTCAGGTGAGGCTAAGTCTATTGACAGGGATGAAATAAATAACTTCCTTTCTGAAATTGCACGTTCAGCGGCTCACAATATTAGTGAGATTAACGAAATGATAGCAATGGAGCGTTATCCACGTTTATCTTACGAGCAACAGGAAGAAATGACCCCCGATATTTCTATTCCGTTAAACTTTGATATTGAAACGTTGGCGGGAATGACAGCGGAAATAAAATCATTGGTTGATAGTGATGCCGATTTAAATGTAATCAACGCATTGGAGATTGAGTACATAAATAAGAAATTTGCAGGTAGACCCGATTTAAGAAAACGTTTTGTTGCAGCTAAAGAGTTAGACCCATTTGCAGGAATGAGTAATGAAGAAAAAGAAAACCTAATGCTAAGTGGAACGGCTAAAAAAGAAGATGTAATATTATCGGTTTATATTATTCCGTTTATTGATAAAGCGGTGCGTGAAAACGCTAATTTCTTAGATTTAGACACAGATAAACAAATTGAAATACTATACTCATACGTTCCTGAAAAGATGCCAAAAGCAGAAGGCAAAGTAGTAGTAAGAGATAATAATGGAAACCCTACATTTGAAACGAAATCAACAACAGCCAACAGCCAACAGCCAACAGCCAACAGCCAAAAAGAATGGTTAAAAGGAGAAAAAGGTGGTTATTATTATTTAAGTGAAAGTGGGAATAAGGTTTACGGAAATCCATAAATGACAGACTTAGAAAAGCTAATAAAAGCAGTTGACGGCTCAATAGATGAATTTGAGCAAGCACTCCCATTTATTGAAAAGGACATAGCTAATAAGGTAGAAATACTAATCGGCAAGTTAGATACAAAGGGCGGAAAGATACGACCTACTGTTAAAAATTTAAGGCTATTAAAAGACCTTAGAAAAGAAATCCAAAAGATACTCAACACGGGAAAATACAATTTAGCTTTTGAGAATTTAGAAAAGAATTTAGTAGTTATTACCGATGCTAATGAAAACTACTTTTCGAAGATGGTCGAAGATTTCACAGCTCCAGAAGTATTAAAGGAAGTAAAGGCTGTTACTATGTTAGAGCTTTCCGAAAGCCTTAAAGGTAGCGGAATAAATACAAACGTGGTTGACGGAATGTTGGATATTATTAAGAATGATATTTACGGTTCATCTTCTTTTTATGATCTTAATAAATCATTGCGTGACTTTATAGTTAGTTCACCCGAAACGGACGGACGTTTAGCCCGTTGGAGTAAACAAGTAGTAACAGATACATTACATCAATATTCAGCAACGTATCAACAGATTGTAACAGACGATTTAGGGTTAGAATGGTTTGAATATGTAGGCGGACTTGTTAGAGATAGTCGATGTTTCTGTGATAGAATGGTTAAAAAGCATTTTATTCATAAGTCCGAATTAAGCACCATTGTTAAAGGCGAAATAGACGGCAAACAATGCGAAATATATCAAAAGACAGGACTACCGCAAGGAATGATTGAAGGAACGAATGAGAATAATTTACAAACATTGCGCGGTGGTTATAATTGCAGGCACTTAATGCCTGCCGTATCAAAAGAGCGAGTTCCAAAAGAATTACGTGCAAAGTTTGAAAAATAGTTTTTATATTTGCAATCTGTGAAAATAGATAACAGGTTTTCAATCGGTGATTTCGCTTATTTGGTAACAGACCCAGACCAAAAGAAAAGAATAGTAACCTCAATTCAGATATTAGAAAAGTCATTAATGTATAGAGTTGTTTTTGAAACACACGAAACATGGCATTATGAGTTTGAATTATCGCATGACAGAAATATTATTTTAGCAACAGGCGGATGAAAATACTTGTTAAATTTCCTACCCGTTCGCGCCCTGCAAAGTTTATAAGTGTACTATCGGATTACGTTAGTAAAGCAAATAATAATGAAGATATTATTTACCTTATTTCTATTGATTTGAACGACCCAACAATGACAAAAGAAGTCATTGAAAAAGCCCGTGCATTACATAAGAATGTAATAGTAATTCAGGGAATAAGCCGAAACAAGATTGAAGCGTGTAACAGAGATATTCATTTAGTTAAAGATTGGGATGTTTTAGTATTAGCTTCAGACGATATGATTTGTCAGGTGCAAGGATGGGACGAACAAATACGAAAAGATATGCAGCGAAATTTCGCTGATTTAGATGGGGTATTATATTACCCAGACGGATATACTCAACTTAATACGATGTGTATAATGGGTCGCACTTACTACAACCGATTTAACTACATTTACCACCCCTCTTATAATTCTCTTTTTTGTGATGACGAATTTATGCAAGTTAGCAGAATGTTAGGAAAAGAATATAAATCTGATTTAATACTTTTCAAACACGAACACCCGGTATGGAAAGGCGAACAATACGACCAATTAATGACACGCAACGAAAGTTTTTATAACGTAGATAAACGCATTTACGAACAACGAAAAAGAAACGATTTTAAATGAAATTAAGCATACTTATTCCATCAATACCAGAAAGGCTCAATAAAACAGCCGATTTAGTTGCTAAGTTAGAAAGTCAGATATTAGACCGAAAGGAAGTAGAAATACTTTGTTTGATTGATAATATGAATATGACTATCGGGGAAAAAAGACAGCACTTATTTGAATTGGCACAAGGTAAATATTTTGCTTTTGTAGATGACGATGACGATATTTCACCGCTTTATGTTTCAGAGATTTTAAAAGCAACTGATGAAGGAAAAGATGTGATTACGTTCAGGCAAATGTCGTTTATAAATGATGAGCCTTTTCAGGTAGAATTTAGATTAAAGAATGAGAATGAAGAAGCGCACAAGATAGACGGTTTTTGGGCAGATATTAAAAGAAAACCTTTTCACGTTTGCGCATGGAAAAGGAGTATTTGCGCAGGATGTTTTTTCCCTAACATAAACTATGGTGAGGATAGTTTCTTTTCTGAATGTTGTGCTAAAAACGCTTTAACTGAAACACATATTAATAAGGTGTTGCACTTTTACAGATTTGACAGTAATTTAACAAGGGCAGTATGAACGCAGTAATTATAAATCTATCAACAGGACGCTATTTAAAAGGTCAGGAACGACTGAAACAATCCGTTCAAAGATATAGCCCAAAGATACCCGTAATGAGCTGGCAGAATGAGTTTCAGATTAACGGCTGCCCTAAACATTCTGTAAATCCTTATGCGTTTAAACCGTATGCTTTTTTACAGGCAATGAGTAAAGATTACGATGTGGTTTTTTGGATGGATGCTTCATGTTATTTAATTAAAGACATTCAGCCTATTTTAGACATAGTTGAAGCGGACGGATATTTCATGCACGAAGCAGGGCATTGGACTGGAACATGGGCAAATGATAATTCGCTTCAATACTTTGGATTGACACGCGAAGAAGCAATGACTATTCCTATGTTTACAGCAGGGTGTTTTGGTCTTAACTTAAAATCTGAAATTGGAATAAAGTTTTTAAATCAGTGGTTAGATGCTGCAAATGCAGGAGTGTTTAAAGGGGATTGGAGTAATCATAGACACGATATGCAGGCAGGAAGTATAATTGCACACCGATTAGGAATGAAGTTACAGTATGGTCAAAACTACTTACAATACGGTGCGCCTGACACGCCTGTAAATAACGAAACGGTAACTATAAAACTTCAAGGACTTGCTTAAAGACTTAGCACAAAGAGCGTATTCAAATTACGAAACACTACAAAACAGTTTCGACCTTGCTCAATTATGTTGTGATTTAGACGGGGACTTTGTAGAATGTGGTGTTGCAGCCGGTAGTCAGGTAGCGGCAATGTATAGAGCGTGTTCGTCAAAAAAGATATGGCTATTTGATAGCTTTGAGGGTATTCCATTAGCAAGCAAATATGACACTACTCAGCCGGGTATTGGAGTAATTTCACACGATGTAAACGGGTACTTACTTACGACTTCAGGAATAACAGCTGTAAGTATTGAGCAAGTTAAACAACACTTTGCTGAATGGAATGTAAATGATGAAAACTTTGAATATGTGCAAGGGTGGTTTGAAGAAACATTAACATTAAATAAGATTGAAAAAATATCTTTGCTTAGATTAGACGGGGACTTATATAATTCTACAAAGGTGTGTTTAGAATATCTTTATCCCAAAGTAGTTGATGGGGGCTGGGTGATTATTGACGATTACGGATTAACGGGTTGTTTTAAAGCAGTTCACGAATACTTCGGCAACTTCAAATTTAAGATAGTCCAAAACACAAAAACAGTAATTTACTTTCAGAAAAACAAAGACTTAATAATATGAAATACTCACAAAACAACGAAGAAGAAATTATTTTAAACTACTTTAAAGATCAGGAACGTGGCACTTACTTAGACATTGGAGCTTATGACCCTGAAGTATTCAGTAATACCAGAGCGTTATATGGCAAGGGCTGGAAAGGAGTTTTAATAGAGCCTGCTGAAATGAATTACAACGTACTTAAAAAATACTTTGAACAGGATAAAGAAATTCAAATAATTCAGACCTGTGTAGGAACTTATGATGGTGAAATATCATTCTTTGATAGCGGTGGTGATGCAATAGGAACTACTGTTGCAAGTCATGCTGAAAAGTGGGCGAAAGGTTACGGTACAAAATATAAAAACGTTACAAGCCGGATAATTACTTTTAATACTCTTTTACAAGAAACCATTTATAAAAAATTCGACTTTATTAATATAGACGTTGAGGAAATGGACTTTCAGGTGCTTTCACAAATATCTTTAAATGAAGTAGGATGTCGTTTGGTATGTGTTGAATATAATGGAAAAGAAAAAGAAAAATATCACGGGCTATTCCACAGGCAGCAATTCAGACACATTTATAGTAACGGAGAGAATTTAATTTATGGTAAATGATATTAAGCGTTCTAATCTGTTCTCTAAATTCACGCAGTCATTTTTTAAACAGACTATTATCTGAATTAGAAAGTCAGATTAATAAATACGGATTTCATCAGCAAGTCGAAATAATAACCGATATTGATAATGGAGAAAAGACTAT